GCGCATACGGAGCTTGTGGGCCAGCTCGTCGGGGACCATGCCCGCCGCCTGCGCGGCCTCGTCCAGCGGATTGACCCAGTTCGGCCCTAGCGTGGCAAGCAGGCGCGCAACCGGGTGCCCGAGGATGCTCATCGGGTCATCGAGCGGGGGCCCTCCGTTGTGCCCGCGACCGACGTGTGCGTAACCCTGCCGGCCGCCGTCCTTGGCGCCGCGCATCGGGCTGATAACATCTTCGTGCGTTGTCTGCTCGCCCGCAGCCTTGTCCCACGTAGTGTGGTGCGCGAGGTGCTGATAGAAAGGCGACATCGACTTGTCGTGCTTCAGCTTCATCGCCGTCTGCCGATCTGACAGACGGTTCACGGCGGCCACAGGCGCGCCTTTGACGTTCAGATAGGGGACTGCCTCACTGGTCGGCCTGCCGGTGTGCGCGATGATCTGGCGGGCGTCGAGCGTCGGCAGTTTGCCGTAGCCAAGATTGGCACCGTAGAACCCTTGCTTGGCCGGGCCGATACCTCTCAGGCCGCTCGTCGCGTCGCGCCAATCGTCGGGGTGGTCGTGGCCGCGATAGGCGCGCGTCACCAGCTCGGAGATCCGGCCCTCCTGCCCCGGCAGATTCTTAGGCGCCCAGCGCAATGCGTCAGGTAAGTCCTTCTCGGTCTTACCGTACGGCTTCATGATCTTCTGCGCGTCGGCAATGGCCTCCTCATCGACGCGGCCGGCCTCGGCCTCGTCGAGATATCGCTGACCGTGCTTGGTGTGCAGCCAGTGCCCGAAGGCACCCTCGGGGCGGATCATGCCCTTGAGATCCGGCGGCAGGATCAGCCCGCTCTTGCGGATAGCCTCGACAGGCCGCGCGCGGCGCTGGATGCTGGCGCGTGTGATCGTGTAGGCCTTGATCAGGTCGCGCGGCGTGAACCCTTCGTTCATTGCCTTGCGCGCGCTCTCGTCCATGAATTCGCCGAACTTGTGGACGTGGCTCGGGATCTCGTCGAGCTGCAGCTCGTTGCGCACGTCTTCAGTCGGCCGCCACTGCCAGTCCTTGATCGGGTCGTCGCCCACGCCACCTCCGCGCTTGAATGAGTTGAAGCCGTTGGCCTTGATGCTGTCGCGCATCTGCGGCGTGACGTCGAGGCTGTGAAGTTCGGCCCCCGCGGTCTTGGCTACGTGCTCCATATACATCTGGTGCAAATCGTCTCGGGCTTGAGGCGTGTGGTTGCGTTGGTAGTCGGTAGGTGACAGCTCATGGTACGCAAGCATGTCGCTCTGCATAGCGTCGGTATATTCGGTCCCCGTCGCGAGGGGGTGCGCGTGCAGGTTGACCTTCGCCTGCGGGTCGTGCTGCTGCGCGAGAGCCTGCAGGCGCTTCGGGAGGATGTCGTCGTAATATTTAACCAAGCTGGGCTCGTCCCAGCGTTTGCTCTGCTCGTCACCCGGCGTGACGACGATCTTGTCGTAGCCGCCGTGCGCGGCTTCGTGCAGGACGCGCTTCAGCGCGAGGTCGGTCCACTTCTGCGTGTTGTCGACGTAGGGGCCGCGAGGGAGTTTGCCAACCGGGTTGACCGCGCTCTGTTCAGCCTCCAGCTCTTGCACACGTCGCATAGCCGCGCTGTACTGGTCGTCGCCTTGCTTGGCTTTACGGAGCGCCTCAAGAGCTGACGTCCGCGAAGGCATGTCAGGATGCTCTCGCAGATACTTGGCATACGACATGCCAAGCACGTTATCGTGTATGCGCGACTGGTGGATTGCCAGCGTGCCTCTGGCTTCCTGTATCTCGTCTTCCAGTTGCCGCACACGCTCGGAGCTATGTTCAGGTCCTTTGAACCCTTTCTTGCGCCCTTTTTGCGCCCAATCGCTCTGGCTTTCTTCAAGGTGAAGGATTTTCTCGCCATTCGGACCCACGCGGTCGGACATGCGAAGGTGCGCGAGGACGTTGGGTGTCTCCCAGTGGCCCCCACGAAACCCGGCCTGAGCCTTTTCGCGCTCACGAGATGCCTCGAAACGGCTGAGTGCTATGTTCGCCGCGTCATGCTCATCGGACGCGCGACGGTACTCGTCATCCGAAAAGCGCGGCGTCCCGCTGAGTTGATCCGTAAGCGCATCATCATACGCACGCCCTGCAGCGTCGGCTCGCGCGCGCGCCTTCTCTGCTTCAGGTGACTCTGGCGGAGCCTCAACAGGCGTGTGCAGCAGCATCTCGCGGTAATTCTCGCCGCCGGGAAGCTGGTACTTGGGCTTGTCGAACTTGGGCGTCTTGCGGCTTCCACCGCCAAGCTGCGTCTCCTCGATGGGGAGCCGATTGTCCTCAAGGTGCTTGATCACCTCCTCTCGGGGAAGGGCCTTCGAGCCCAGCGTGTCGAACTTGGAGTGCTTCAGTTCGTCGGGCTTGATGCCCGGCATCGCCGCGTACTGCTGCGGCGTCGCCTTCTTCTGGCCCTTGGCACCGATGATCTTGGCCGCGCCGCTGTGGAGCTTGAAGGGCGGGACGGGGCCGCCGTCAGCGTAGTGCGAGGGGCCGATGTACTTGCCGCCGCCGGGGCCGCTGTATCCGCCGCCGCCCGGCGACGGGTCCATGCCCCCGCCGGGGCCCGGGTAGATGTTGGCCACTCGACGCAGCAGGGCGCGCTGGTCGCGGGCGATCATGAGGGCGCGCTTGGTGGCGCTGCCGCCTGCGGCCTTGCTGATGTCGTCGCTATCATTGTGCGCCGGGTCGAACTGCGCGAACTGGGATCGAATGTTCTTCGGATCGAACACTACCGTCGCGTTCGAGCGCGCCGACACTCGGCCATCGTTGAACCCGTACTTCGCGGGATAGGTGACGCCGTCGTATCCCTTGGCTCTGAGGATGCGCTCGGCCTTCTGCGGTGACACCGCATCAAGATATGAATGCAGCGGCGGCGCTACGCGCTTGCCTTCGTGATCTGTGTTCCAGAGAGCGCGAACATTCCGCTGCCCTTTCAAAAGTTCGTTCAGAACCTCATGTTCCGGCGACCCCTCGTACACAAGTTTGCCCGCGTCCAAGAAATTGCCGCGCGCATGCACGGGCATCACGTTGGCCCCGCGCCCCTCGGCATAGAGGTTGGCGAACTCCGGGTTGTCGGCGAGATGCGTGCCCTTCAGGCCCATGGTTTCCCGCTTGCCCGCACGCTTCGGCGTGAAGGCCTGAATGTCCTTGTTGGTGCCGTGATAGAGCACTCGATCAGGATCGAAACCCGCATCGCGCTTGCGTTGCCCTCGCGCGACCTCACCGCCTTCGGCCTTGGCGATCATCAGCGCGCGCTTGACGTCCTTAGCCATCCGACTTCGCCTTCGGCTTCATGCGCGCGATCTCTTTCTCGTGGGCGTGCTGCGCCTCGCGCTCGGTCGTCGCGTGCGACTGCGAGGCCTTGGTCTTCATCAGGTCGCCCACCAGACGCAGGTTCGCCTCCTGCAGCTCTGCCTGCCGTTCGAGGTCGCGGTTCTCGTCTTCCTTGAGCGCGCGCTCCTGCTTGAACTGCACGTCCTTCGCCTTCGAGGCGATGTCGGCGGCCTTCAGGGCCAGCTCTTGGCTCTTGTCCTCGGGCGGCGCCAGACCCGTCGGGGGCTTGCTGGCCTCGATCTGCAGCTTGGCCTGCCCGAGCTGGCCGTCCTGTTGCAGCTTGGCCTGATCGAGCTGCAGCTTCGCGGCGTCGGCCTGCCCCTTCATCTGCATCGCTTCGCGCTTGATCTGCTGGTCGCTGTGCTTGAGCTTGATCTCCTCGATGCCCTTCAGGACTTCGGGCGGGGGCTGGCTCATGGCCGATGCCGGCACGAAGAACTGCTCCGGGTTGTTCCACCCCAGCGCCTGCAGGGCCGCCGTGTCGACGGCCTTGGCATCGTACAGCTGCGGGCTCATGCCCTGCAGCTGCTTCAAGGCCATCACCTTGATGATGCGCTGCGTGTGGCTCGCCGTGTTCGGGTCCGCCTGCGGCACCAGCGACTGCGCGTACATGTCGAGCGCGTCGCGGAAGGTCTTCTCGTCCCACGCGAAGGCCGGCTTGCGATTGCGCTGCCAGAAGCTCTTCGGGTTCTCCTTGAAGCACTTGACGAGGAGCTGGAATTCCTCGGCCTGCGCCGCGTGCATGCGCTTGTGGACGCTGTTCAGGATCTTCTGCGCCTGCTCGATCAGGGCCAGCGTCGTGCCCACGGGCGCGTCGGCGCGGCCCTCGCCGACCTGCTGCTCGCTCGTGCCGCCCAGCCGGGAGCCGGTCGTGGCGATGTTGTCGACGAGCGTCATCAGCGCGCCGCTCGGCTCCTTGTAGGGGAGCGGCATGATCGCCTGATTGAGCGGCATGCCGCCCGTCTTCACGAGCGCGCCGCCGCCCGGCGGGACGCGGAAGATGTTGGTGTTCTGGCGGCCGCCGGCGTCGCTGAACAGGAAGCCCGGGAAATTCGCGAACATGCCCGCGTCGAGCAGCTCGCGCCACGCCGCGGTGATCGCGTTGGTCGTGTTGCCGAGGATGTGCAGCAGGCCGATGGGGTAGAAGCCGAAGCCCGGCACGAACATGTACGGGACGAACACGGGCCGCGCCTCGGGCAGCTCCGCGGTGTCCTCGTCGTAGTTGCGGACGACCGACAGGATTTGCTTCGAGCTGACGTCGATGGTCACGCGCCACGGGATTTCGAGGCCGCTCTCCTTGCCCTTCCACTTGTGCTCGAAGCCCTTGATGTTCAGCTCGCAGTAGCACTCGAAGATCTCGCGGTCGCGGTCCTCCGGGTTCAGCGCCTCGGGCTCGACGCCCTGCTGCGCCTTCTTCTCGCGCTGCGCGCTGTCGAGATCCTGCGGCAGCGGCGTCGAGAGCTGCACATCGCGATAGACGCCGAGGATCTGCAGGCGCTTCACCGTCGAGGGCCGCATCATGACGCGATGCGTCGCGCGCTTGGCGCTGCGGATGTCGGTCGCGGCCGCGTTGACGATCAGGTCTTCAGCATCAATCGACTCGCTGACCGGCCGGTTGCGCA